GAAGTCCCAGGTTGTGAAGGTTTTACCAGCGCCCAAGTCAGGATCTCATGATCCTGACACTGCACTGATGAGCCCTGAAGGCTCTTCAGCTTGTGAGATTGCCATGTCACCCGTTGGGTTCCTCGCAATGACACAAAAAGGATTTGGGGGGACGATGATCGGATTTGAAATTCCCTTTGCAGCTGCAACAGTGTTGGCCAACGCGGTGGGTGATCTTCCGGAGGGAAGTGAGCGGACGCCGGTTGGAGAGATGCACATCACCCTGGCGTTGACGATGGATCCCTCGAACGATGCGATCATGAAAGCTGTGATCAGTGCAGCGGAGAAAGTCCAGGCAATAGAGGGGAAAGTGGGAGGCCTGATCCGGTTCACGACGAATCCAGAAGGCCAGATTCCAATCTGTGCACATTATGACAGCCCGTTGATCACCCGGTTCCGGGAGTCACTGCTGGATGCACTGCGTGAGAACGGGATCGAGCCGTTGATGACCCACGGGTTCACGCCGCACATCACGCTGGCTTATCTTCCTGCAGGGAGCAGCATGCCGGAGATTGAGGTTCCTGAGGTGCCGCTACGGTTTGATGGTGTGACGGTATTTGGGCGCGAGAGTGAAAGGATTCCTGTGAAGTTTGGGTTGTCATCCTCAGATGATAGCGAATCCGAAAAGGAGAAGTTCGGCGCCATTGTCCACAAGCGCTTCGACCGGATTGCCAGAGCGTGGGAGCGGAAATTCTGTGACCAGGCGACAGAGATCTTTGGCCGTGAAGCCCAGGGTGTTGAGGCGGCGATCCGAACGCAGAAGGGATCGATCAAGTCAATTGATTACAACGAGATCTGGAAACAGATCGAGACCTGGCTGGCGGCGAACGGGTTGCAGTCCTGGGCGGACGGTTTCGAGCCGCTAATGGTCGGACTGATCTCAGAGCAGATGGCAGACTGGGCGGTTGCGCTGGGGATCGATTGGTCGATTGAGAACCCGGCTGTGGCCAGTTTTATCCGGGAATACTCGTTTGATTTTGCCGGTCGGATCGGGGAAACGACGAAGAACGCGATCCGAAAGATGATGGACCAGGCGCAAAGTGAGGGATGGTCCATAACCCGGATGATCGATGATATCCGTTCTATTTACAGCGGTTGGTCAACAGCGAGGGCGGAGAGCATTGCCCGGAGCGAGACGATCCGCAGTTCGAATGCCGGTGCGGAGGAGGCCTTCCGCCAGGGCGGGATCGAAACCGAGGAGTGGTACACGGCTAAAGACGAGCGGGTGTGCGACTTTTGTCGGCAGATGCACGGGGTGAGGATCCCGGTCGGCGGGATTTTCCAGGCTGCGGGTGCGGAGATGGAAATTGAGGGGCAACGGCTGGTGATGGATTACGGCGATGTGCATTATCCGCCGCTGCATCCGGAGTGCCGGTGCACGATATTGCCGGTAATTAGTGAATAGTGATTGGTGAATAGGGATTAGGCCCCCTTGTTCCCCCGCAAGCGGGGGAGACCTGGACGGAGAAAAAAAATATGGAAAACAAGATGATAACGAAGGTATTTCCGAGCTTTACAAAGGCTTTGGATGATGAGACTGGGATCGTTGAGGCATACGTCAGTATTTTCGGGATTATGGACCTGGATGATCCGCCAGACATCATTGAGTTTGGGGCGTTTGCAAAAACGATCCAGGAGCGAGGACCCGCTGGAGCAAAAAAAATCAGGGTGCTGAATCAGCATTGGCGACATGAGGTGATCGGGGTGCCGCTGACGCTTGTGGAACATACACGGGATATGCTGCCGCTTGAGTTGCTGGAGCAATACCCGTCGGCGACAGGCGGACTGTTTGCCCGGACTCAGTTTGTGATGGACACGCAGATGGGGCGCGAGATGTATGCGCTATATAAGGCCGGGGCGATGGATGAATGGTCCATCGGATTTGACATCATGCAAATGGAAAACGTCAAACGCGACGATGTGATCGCCCGGTTGATCAAGGAAATTAAGTTGTGGGAGTATTCGCCGGTGACCTGGGGGGCGAACCCGGCGACAGCGACCACGACTGTTAAACAAGGCGATAGGCCAGGTTCACGAGAACCTGATCCTTCTGGTCGGGGTCTCTTGACCCCCGACACTCAGCTGAACGGCCCTGATGGCCGTCAGCTTCGGGCCGAGCCGCATCAGGATGCACTCACCCGGGAAAGGCGGATCAAGCAAATTGAACTATTAGAAGCGGAACTGGCGATGAAAAAAGCCAGATCCGGGAGGTAAGTGAAATGACTATTAATGCTATTACCAAAGAGAATATCTCGAAACTCTATGATGAGGCGGGATCTAACCTGAAACGGGCGAAGGAACTGCTTGAGCAGGGCGGCGAATTGACGGATGAGCAGAACCAGAAAATTAACGCCTGGATTGAGAACGGTGAGAAGATCCGAAAACAGGCTGAGGCCGCTGAAAAACTGATGGCCGAGGATGCGGCCCTTGCTGAAAAGCAGGCTGCCTATACGCTGGCGAAGGAAAAAGAAACGAACGAGGAAAAAGCCAGGAAGGCCGGTTTTGAACATGGTTGGGAATATGTCAAAGCCGTCCATGATTCTGTGATCCATGGTGTGCATGACCCCAGGATCGAGAAACTGCGGAACACCAAAGACATGAGCGGCGAGACCGGGATCACCGGCGGGTTCCTGCTCCCAACACAGCAAAACCAGGAAGTCCTCACAACCAGAGGCGAAGCCAGCTTTTTGCGCTCCCGCGCTCGGGTTGTCCCGATGGGGGCCAGGGCTGTTGACTTTCCGGCTGTTGATTACAGCAAAGGAGCAGCGGGTAAATCAGGCTTTTATGGCGGTGTGCAAACCTATTACGTCGACGAAAACGAAGAGAACACCGAGTCTGATCCGAAGTTCAAATCCATTGAATTGAAGGCCAAAGAAATCGCCGGTTATGTTGAAATCCCCAACAGTTTGTTACGCGATTCGCCCATGTCACTGGAAGCCTTCCTTTCAGGCCCCGGCAGCTTCGGCGGCGCACTGGCCTGGCGGGAGGATTATGACGCCCTTCGGGGGACCGGCGGCGGGCAATTGCTGGGTATTTTAAATTCCCCTGCAAAGATCGCTGTCTCCCGTGTTACAGCTTCAAAGTTTGGATTTGTTGATGCGGTCACAATGGCCAGCCGGATGATCCTTTCCGGATCGCCGCTGTGGATCATGAGCCAGTCGGTAATGCCGCAGCTCTTCCAGATGATTGACGGCGCGTCTAACAACATCTGGCTGCCGAACGCGGCCAACGGGCGGCCTGATACGCTTTTGAGCTGGCCGATTTTGTGGACAGAAAAGCTCCCTGCGCTTGGCACGGCGGGTGATGTAGCTTTGGTTGACCTGTCCTGGTATTTGCTGGGCGACCGCCAGGCTGTCACCCTTGATGTCAGCAAAGATTTCAAGTTCAAAAACAACCAGACGTCATTCAAGGTGATCGAGGCCATCGATGGGCAACCCTGGCTGGATGCGGCAATCACTTTGGCAGACGGCGCCACCACGGTGAGCCCGTTTGTGACGTTAAGCTAATCAAACAATAAGCCATAATCTCTTGATTTTGGCACTTAGGCTTGGCCGGGGTCACCCGACCCCGGCACGGCGCTGATGGACCTTGAGTGTCCTCAGCTTGGAGGTGTGAAATGGCAGAACTTTTTACCGAAAAAGTGGCGGTACTGGGAACGATTGACCCGGACGCCTATGGAACCGGCACCCAGGGTACGGACTGGGTGGACATGAGCAAGTTTGACCAGGTTGGTTTTGTGGTCCAGGCTGGCGAGTTTCAGAGTGGTGCAAAACTTGATTTCAAGGTCCAGGAAGCCACCAGCAATGCTGGCGCGGGCGCTCAGGACCTGAGCGGTAAGGCGATCACCCAGCTCACCGAGGCCGGGACGGATGATGATAAGCAGGTCATCGTTAACGTTAAAGCCCCTGAGCTATCGGTCAACGATGGATATCGTTATGTCCGAGGCCTTTTGACGGTCACCGTTGATGCGATTGATGCCGCTGTGCTGGTCCTCGGCGTGGATCCACGCTATATGCCAGCCAGCAATTTTGATCTGGCCAGCGTGGATGAGATCGTAACGTAGTTTCCACCAACCGGTGGATGATAGACCTGGGCGGCGGACGGGTTCTCCTGAACCCTTTCACTGCGCTGATGCGGCTTGTAGCCGCTCAGCTTGACCTCTTAGCCGCCCAGGCAGAAAAGCGAGATTGCTTCGTCGCCCTACGGGCTACCTCGCAATGACAAGGTTGAAATGAAAAACATTTACGAACTGGAAGGGAAACATTTAGGCGATGATATCTGGATCGTGGCGGCGGGGCCGTCAATGGATCATGTCAACCCGCGGTTTTTACAGAACAAGGTCTCGATCGGAGTCAACCAGGTGTACCTCCGGTTCCAAACGGATTACCTGGTGCGCAAAGAGTCTGAGGGTTTCCGTGAAGCGCGGGAGACCGGGATCCCCCTGATCATGAGCCGGTATTCAACTGGGAGTTATCAGCAAGGCTTAAATCCATCGGCGGATTATATTTTTG